AACGTATAGAATATGGATTTTTTAAATTAACACAAAACATTATACATACTTTTAAGTTTTACTATACTGATGGTGAGTCTATAGAAGATGTGCAACAAGAAGTAATTGCTTTTTTACTTGAAAAGTTAAAGCTGTATAAACCGGAGAAGGGTAAAGCTTATTCTTATTTCGGAACTATTACTAAACGTTATTTAATTCTTAAAAATAAGAAAAACTATCAAAAACTTCAAAACAAAGGTGATTTACTTGAGGTAGATGAGGATAAAACTATTAAAGAAGAAATTATAAATGATTATTATGGTAAGGATTATAGTGTAAGTGAATTTATGGGTTTATATATTAAACACATTGATAAACATTTAAACAGATTATTCCCTAAAGAACTTGATGCTAAAACAGCCGACGCCATTATAGAATTATTTCGTAAGTGTGAATCATTAGACATATTTAATAAAAAAGCACTTTACATATACATTCGTGAAATAGTAGATGTTGACACTCCTCAAATTACCAAAATTACTAAAAAATTAAAAGTTACATACGTTGAACTATATAATCAATATTATTCAGATGGGTATGTACGAATATAAAGTTTTATAGCTTTTATATTTATAACCAAAAATAATTATGGATTTTGATAAAGTAATGTGGGGTAGTAAGAAATTTTCTGATCTACTCAAGGACATTTATAATAACTCAAAAGAAAAGGAAAAGCAAATCAAAGAACTGATTGATACATTGAAACCATTGGTTACAAATTCTCAATCGGCTCTTATGATTGTTCCTTTAATCGCTGAGCATCTTAATATAAGTGTGAAAAATGATGACCAATTAATTAAATTAGCTAGCATAGTACAACGTGCTATGAATACTTCTTCCTCAGATGAAGCTGCTCATATGATTTTAAGTGAAGCAGAAAAACAACAATTGTTTTCTGCTGTGCATGAGATCGGAGGTACTATTAACGGACCTAAAGCAGAGTAACTATGAGAGTAAGAACTGGTTTATCTCCTATTACAGCTAATATAGGAAACAATAATTACCAAACCCCTCAGGGATACAAGGTTGGTAAGGTTTATGCTGTTATGTTAAACCCTACTAGCGTTCCTAAAAAAGTATGGGAAGAAAATGGCGGTTGGGGTGGTTTAGGTACTATTCTTTATCAAGAATATAGAGAGGATATTGAAGTCCCTTTAATAGATTTGACAGATGAATTTATAAGTACACTTAATACTGCTCTTCCTTTTTATCCTAATCAAAAATATTTCCCTTTACCTGGTGAAATAGTATTATTGATGGATTTACCTTCTGCACCATCCCCAATAACTAATAAAACAAATGAAACATACTACCAAAGTCCCATTAATGCTTGGAATAGCCCGCAATTTAATGGATTATTTTTAGATGAGGATAAAAGTATACTTTATGATTCATTTATTGAAAATGGTGATTTTAGAGGTTTACAAACATTTGAAGGGGATTATATATTAGAAGGTCGATTTGGAAATTCAATTCGTTTTGGAAGTACAAATAAAGTAGGAAATATTGATTTATCTCCCTGGTCTACCAACCCAGTCGAATTGGCTAGTAACCCTATTGTACTCCTTTCTAATAAGCATAATTTTAAATTACCTGGTTCAGAATTAAATGTTGAAAACATTAATTTAGATGGGTCCTCTATTTACCTAACCTCAGATCAATCTATACCTTTAAATATAGGGAATATTGCTTTAAGTAGTATAACTAACCCTATTAACGTAGCTGATTATGCAAGTCCGCAAGTTATAATAAATGCCGATAGAACCATAATTTCTTCTAAATCTGATGAAATTTTAATGTTTGGTAAAACTGGTATTGAATTATATTCACAAGGCCCCTTATACATGCAAAGTGCTAATGTTGGGTTAACAATGCAGGATAATCAAATATATTTAGGTCCTTTTAGTAATAACTCAACAAGCCCTCAACCTTTAGTTTTAGGATTACAGCTTCAAGAATGGCTTTCCGATTTAACAGTAGCTTTAAGTACATTTGCTTCCATTATAGGTCCTACATTTTCAGCGCCTGAAGGGGTTATTCTTCAAACAGTAAATGACGCTGCTAATGCTCTTCAAAGTTCTGTAAATGCATTAAGTACAAGAATAACAAATGAAAGTCTAATATCTAAAGTAACATATACAACATAATGGCTGAAATTACTACTAAAGATAAAATAGCAGCCGCTAAGAAGGCTCTAGATGAAGCTAAAAAAATATCTGAGACTGCTCAAGCACAATATGCTAAAGCAGAATCCTTATATAATAAAGCTAAAGTAGCAACTATGGCTATCCAAGCATTAGCAGCCGGTGCTGTTGCTGGTGTAACTAATGCTGCTAGTAGTCTTGCTTCTCCTGTTACTAATGCCGGAGCTGCTATTCAAGGAGACGCGACCAGCGCCGCTGCTGCTGGAGCTGCTATTGGTTCAGGTATAGGTAGTGCTCTTAGTCTTTTATCACCCGAGGAGAGAAACAAGGAAATAAAAAAATATAAAGATGAGGCTAAAAAATTAGAAAGAAAAGCTCAACAAGAATTAGAAAAAGCTAAGAAAGCTTTAGATGGTGCTAAAAAACGTATTATTGTAATACAAGAGCAACTTAATATTTTACTTACTAAACGAACATTAAAACAAAAAGCCGAACAGCAAAAATTACTTTCTAAATTAAAAGTAAAAAACGGAAATAAAAAAATAAAAATAAATAAAGCTAAATTAAAAGCCGGTTTAAAAAAAGTTATTAAAACCGCAGGCCCTATAGCTATTGTATTTGTATTTGGAAAAATTTTAAATACATATGTCACTCGACTATCTGATACTATTTCTCAATTAAGTGCATTAGTAGATAAAACTAATGATACTATACAAGCTGCTACAACTAAGCAAGATATTCAAAAAGCAAAAATATCTAGAGACGCAGCTTTAGCAACATTAAGTGCAGCCGAGGCTCAGGTAAGAGGTTTTGAACAAGTTATTAGATCAATGAGTAGAGTAGTTAATATTATTACAATACTACTAAATATTGCTGCTGCTTTACCTACATCTCCATATCAAATAGCTACTATTGGTATATTAGCTACTCGTATATTAGCTAAATTTAATCCTGTATTATTATCATTAAGCATTTTACTACAGATATCTCTAGCTACTCTTGATAGTTTTATTTCTAGTATTGCCTATGAACGTTCTCGACTACTTCCATTAAATAATGTTTTAGAACAAGCAGATGCTAGAGATTTAACTCCTGAGGAAGTACGTGGGTTATTAGTTGATGTTGAAAGCGGGTTAGGTTCTTTGGGTCCTGTGGATGGGGTTGAGTATAATGGGTTTACTTTCTCTATAATTGAAGAAGAAAATCCTAAATTTGTAGTAGCAGGTAATAAAAGAAGATATGCTGTTGCTTTAGATCGAAGTGGATTTACAGTACTACAGTCTACTCCATCATTCACATTAGACTCTAATGTACTTATCGAAGAATTAAAATTAGAAATCAATAAACGAAATCTTGAAGCTTAATATTTATAGACATGAAAACAAATGAATTAAAAAGTCTTATTAAAGACGCCGTAAGAGAAGTTCTTAAGGAAGAATTAGCAGAATTAGGTAAACAAAAAATTAATGAATCTTTATCTAGAGGATTACCTTATTCACAAGTCCAATCTAGTAATGCTAATGAAGCATGGCCTACTATGAATTTCAATTCTAGTAACATTAACCCCGCTGCTAGCAAAGAAAGTATTCGCCAAACACTAATGGACCAAATGGGTATTGAAGCACCACCTGTGGCTGCTCCAACAACATTTCAAGAAAAACAAAATGTTTACCAAAACATGCTTGCTCAAGTAGCAAATGATATGAGAAATAATCCTGCTGAAATTAACAATTTTAGAAACGTTCAATAATGGCTTATATAAGAAGTAATAGAGTTGATCCTAGAGATTTTCAAATTAATACTGCTATAGGGGTTGCCTTACCTTTTAATGCCCCTGGGGTTTTCAATAGTGTGTATTCGACTAAAGATCAAATCAAGTACAATCTTATAAATTTAATAATGACCTCTCAGGGAGAAAGAATTGAAAACCCAAATTTTGGTACAATTTTAAAACAACAATTGTTTGAACAAATCTCAGAGGAAACCTTTCCTATCATTAAAAGTAGTATAACTAACGCGGTTGAACAATATATGCCGGAAGTTGCTATAGATACTATTGATATAGTACCTTATGCTGATGATAATACTTTAGTGGTAACTATAAATTATAGAATTTTACTTTCTAATCAACCCGATATTATAACAATTAACCTAGTATAATGGCTCAAAATAAAAATATATCTTATCTAAATAAGAATTTTCTTCAATACAAAGCATCTCTTGTTGAGTTTGCTAAAAATTATTTTCCAAACACGTATACAGATTTTTCAGAAGCATCGCCTGGTACGATGTTTATTGAAATGTCTTCGTATGTTGGAGATGTTTTATCATTCTATACAGATACTCAAATACAAGAAAATTTTGTATTAACAGCTAAGGAAAAGGAAAATCTATTAAATATGGCATACTCTTTAGGATATCGTCCTAAAGCATCTTATGCTTCCGTTACTACAGTTGATTTTTATCAAAGAGTTCCCATTCTAAATGGTGCTCCTAATTTAGATTATGCCTTAATAATCCCAGAAAATACTCAATTACAATCAAATACGACACAAACTAATTTTTTAACTATTAACAAAGTTGATTTTACTCAAACAGCATCAGTAGATATTAGTTTGTATGATGGTAATAATTACCTATTTAAAAAATCAGTAAAAGCTATTTCTGCTACGTTGCAGACAAAAACATTTTCCTTTGGGACTCCAATAAAATTTAATTCAATTGAAATAAACGACCCAAATTTCCTTCAAATACTTCAAGTAACAGGAAGTGATGCTAGTCAATGGTATGAAGTACCTTATCTAGC